TTATTCAGTTTTCACGGAGCACCCAAGCCCCCGGAGCTTCGCGGAAACCTCGTCCGCCTTGCTCTGTCCGACGGAGATCTCGGCAGTGATCCTGACCTGCTTTTCCGGCGCGACCAGAGAACGGAACCAGTCCATATTCTTGCCGAATCTGGCGAGCCAGTGCTCCGGGTCGCCGTGGTTGGAAGCGTAGCCGCGGGCGCAAGCCTCCTTGTGGCTGATGATGTTTCCCGGCTTAATGGTCGGGTAGTTCTTCATGAGCCGCTGGCAGAGGTCAGCTGCAAGCCCGAAGGACTCCTCGAAGTAGGCGCGGTCGTTCAGCGCGTCCTCGGCTATCTCTATCTGAATGTACGCCGGGCTGTAATTGTAGCTGCCTTTTGAGCCAGAGCCGCAGCCCCAACAGCAGACGTTCCAGGGGAGCAGCTTAGCCGCTTTCACTTCGCCGTTCTTGTCCTTGCCTATGACCGCGTGCGGGCAGACATCGCTGTCGGAGCGGTCGAAGTAATTCTTGTAGGGGTTATCGCCGCAGATCTCCGGCGCGTTGACGTAGCGCTTAAGGTTCGGGTTATTCGCCCCGGTTGAGTGGATTATGATGCCTGCCGGACTACCATGCGGCATGGGACGGGCGGCTTTGAACGCTCCGTTATTGCGGGCGTAGGCTTCAAATGTTATCGCCATCGTCACTATCCTCCTTGTGCGCGCCATCAGCCAACCCCTCGCCGATGACATACCCCACGACCGCTGCGCCGCTGAGTATGCAGCCGGAAACGGTTTCCGCTGTCTCGGACGACCCGCCGAACGCTACGATAAGTCCCGCGATGAAGCCTGCGAGTGCTACCCAGAGCTTACGGCTTGTGAGCTTTCTCTTCCAGTCAATTTTCATGGTTGTTGCCCTCCAGTCTGTCTATTCTGTGATGTGCCTGCTTTGCGCTGGATTCCACCGCCGTAAGCCGCGTTACAAGGTCAAGATACTGCTGTTCCTGCTTGTCCAGCTTGCGCTTGATGTCGTCCATGCTTGCTTTTATGTACCCGATATCGCTGCGGTATGAGCCGTCCTCGCGATTATCGTCCCGCTTGTTCCGTGCGAACGCCGCCGCGCCAAAAATGATACCGGATATCGCGGCGATTACGCTGATAATTGTGATGATGTTCTCTACAGTCATGTTTCCTCCATTTCCGCAAGCTCCGCGCGGAGCTGCGCTGCTTCTTCCTCAAGCGCCTTGAGCCGGGATTTATCCTCATCTGTTCCGACGCCCGCAACTATTGCAGCAAGTGGGCGTATTCTTTCCCGGTCTATCTCAACGAATCTCCGGGATATCTCGGCGGTGCGCAGCCGATTTTCCCTGGCGGCGCGCTGCTCGTCTGTTTCGCGCGGCTCGATGATGTCGTTACAGTTCTGCGACATATGCGTATCCTCCTGTTACCTGTTTGATGTCCGTTATGGTTATCATGCTGGGGCGAATGTCCAGCGGGTCGATGTCGTTTGTGGTTCTGACCTGGTAGAATCTCTGGCACTTTGCAAGCTCCGCAGCGTAGTCGGGCGGCACGAACGGCGTTGCCAGTGAACCACTCTCCAGCTTCGCCCATGCGAGTTTCAGGGAGTTCCCGGCTTCGGTGCCCTTGTTGAACCCGATGGAGACTGCGGAGATGTATTCGCCATCTGGCAGGTCGACCGATACCTTGTTCACTCCCTCGCGAAGCGCCGAAGTATAGTAGCTGTCAACGTAGTCCCCAGCTGCGGTCACAGTGCGGATACGCGCGGCCCATACTCCGGTGACGTCCGCTGCCTTGAGAGATAGCGTGTATTTTCCCGGTGGAAGCGGGAATTCGTTGTTCTGCCAGAACGCATGGGTATTTGAAGTCAGCGTTGCTGTAGCAGTCAGGCGGATTCCATTGGTTTCCGGAGCAGCTTTGCACTTATCAGTGGAGATGTACCACCTGTCCACGGTGTAGCCGGTGGAATACTCGTTCTGTCCTCGCTGATTTACCCGGAAATCCGGATTGTCAAGCTCGTTCTTGCCGCTCAGCGTATTCCAGTACGCCTTCTCATCGGCTGTTACGTGGATATCCGTGTCAGCCGCGTGCGCTTCTATGGCGGCTCTGGCTACGCTGTCAGCACCCGAGCCGCCCAGTGCTGCCGTCTTAAAAGGGCATGCGGTGTAATCGCTCCCGACGAGCTGCACCGATCCAGTCGTCCCGAGCAGGTACACCGCTCCGCAGGCTCCGTATATCGCCGCTGCCTGTCCCGCCGGAATTGATACAACTCCGTCAGCCCCCGCCGTAACGCCCGGAGCAGCCGAAGCGTACACCGTAGTAGTTCCGTCGTTCCTGAGCCAGGCGTTCGTCCCGCCGCTGTAATCCGCCCTGATTTCCGCGCCCGTCAGCGCTATCGTCTTTGATGTCATGATTTATCCCTCCAAAAGTACCTTTTTGCCGTTGAAATACAAACCGTCTGACTTTGCCTCAAGCTTTCTGCCTGTATCATCGGTCGTGCTGTATATAGCCCATCCTTCGTTTGTTGCTTCAAATCTATACGTAATGTTTTTGCTGTTAACGAAAGAAAGTCCGGATGGTCTAAGATAAAACTTGCCCCCTTGGTAGACCCACAGTCGTGTAGTATTATCCACCTCAATCGTTATGCCTTTTTCATCGTGGTTATTGAGAATAATCATGTTGCTGCCGGAACTAAGCTCTACAAGCTGCTTGGGGTAGTCTGATGAAATAGTCAGATGCGACGCGTTAGTCCCGCTCAGCATAAAGCCATTACTAGCGCGCTGAAGAAACGCCCACCATTCGCCGTTCTGAAACATACACAACCCTTGTCCGTCCTGCACCGTGGCATACGAGGTTTGGGTCGGGGACACAAGCTTTTCAGCAGTTCCTCCTGACTGGCTGAGCTGCTTCCTCAGCTCGTCTATCTGCTTTTCTGTCTGGGATTTGGGCTGCGTACGCATAACGGGCGCTTCATCGGATTGTTCCGCGACATCGCTTTCCAGCGAAAGCGTAGCTATTGTGCTGGTTCCGTCCGCGGCATCGGAGTATTCATCAGCATTCGCACAATATATCGTTCCTCCATTGCGGTACTTCCACGTTACCTGTGTAGCCACGCTGATTATCTGCCCGATGTCGATAGCCCCTCCGGAAAATGCCAATACGTCTAGCGGCTCTATTGCCGGGTCTGGAACGCCGCTTGCCTTGACATAGCGAGTAGGGTAGCTGCGATTGTTAAGATAGCTTTGATTTATCGCCGCCTGCTGTTCGGCGGAAAGCGACTGCACGACAGGATTTTTCGGCAAGTTCAAAGCGCCTTCCTTGATATGCGGGGCGTCAGTTCCAGTCCAGGTTTTGACCCTGCTGTACAGCTTCACATTTTCGCCCTCATACGATTGCAGATATGCAAGGTAAGTGCGTGTGTCGCTATATTCTATAGTGGTGCGCTCTTTGCCGGTTATAAGGCGGTCATAATTATCGCCGCCCTCGTATTTGTACTGCTTTAACTGAACCAGCCCGCGATAATCGGCAAATGCACAGCAATTCACGGTCTGTGCTATCCACATCACGCCGTCCCAGCAGGACTGAATGCTTTCCGCTGAAAAATCGGGCGTGATATCCGCATTGGGGAGTGCGTTGAAGTCGCTTTCCGAAATTGCCACGCCGACATTACAGCGGTTGCAGAAATATGTGAGTGCCGCGTAAAAGCTGGTCGTTGGCGGCGACCCTTTGTCAACGGCAAGTCTGCTGAGCGTGTCGTGCGCGGTAAGGCTCACCATGTTCTGCTTTCGGGCAGCCTCTCCGCCGTCAACATAGAACGGCGGCAGCGGGACGTCTTCCCATGTTTCGGATCCGTCGTCCGCAGTAGCGGTGACAATGCCGTATTTAAGACTGATAACCGCTCCACCGAAATCATGATCGTATGCCTTGGCGTCGCGTATTTTTATCCGCATTTCCGCAGAGTTCACCGTGCCGATGTCGAACTTGGAGGAACTGCTCACTTTACGTGTGACGGTCAGGGACTTCTGCACGATTATACTGTCGTCAACAGGGATTATGGTTCCGTCTTTCAGCCTTATACCGCCGGTGATACGGTCTTCACGGACGGGGGCGCGTATCGCTTCTATGTACTTTTCAGAAACTGGGTACATTTTCCCTCCTTAATACTCGATGAAGCTGCACTCGAAATCAAAGATACATTCGTCGTAAGTGCTCCGCTGCAAGACAAGCTTGGGCTGCCTTGTTGCCTGCGGATATCCGGTGAACGTTATCTGCTTTCTTGTGAGCAGGTCGTAGTATGTTACCTCAAGCGTTGTGTCGTCTATCATGTTCAGCAGCTTTGACAGGTCTTTTGCTTTCAGCCGCCATTTATATTTTGGCGCGTGATGCTTTCTGCGGATAACCGTTCTGTGAAGATATCCGGCTTCGTCACGCACGCTGTCGTCGCTGTCAAAATCACTGTCTACTACTGTCCATTCGCGCGGGGTAGGCGCTTCAACGCCGTTTATTTTGAGCCATGATAATTTCTCTATATCAGCCATGTTTCACCGCCTTGATTTCACTATGTCAACGGCGGCAAACGAAAAAAAGCCGCCTGTCATTTCGACAAACGGCTCTGTGGCTCTCTATCCATTATAGCATGGATTTGCGGCTTTGTAACTGTATTCTTTTATATAGCAGGGTCAAGGCTTAACTGCTCCCACTGGCTGGCCTCCACAAAATTTGTAGGGAGCGCCACGTCGAACTGATGGCAAACGTCCTCTGCCATTTCAGCAATTTTTGCCGGGTGGCTTTTCTGGTCTTTCATCACCGTGCGCAGCGTCCTGATAAGGCTTGCCACTTCTCCGGCAGATGTAGCCTTTGTAGAATAAATCTGCGCCGCACTGTGGTTTTCTATCTGCTGTTTCATCTGCTCAAACGCCGAAACATACGCCGCAGTGAACAGCACGCCTTTCTTTCCGGTGAGCTTGTTTGCTATCATGTCGCAGCCTTTCTTGGTGATGAGGTAGCAGGGGCGAGTTTCCCCCTTGCTGTCTTTGTACTCTGCACTTACGAAGAAATCAACCAGCGCAATTTTGCTCTCGTTGAGAATCTCGCAGTAGGTGCGGATTGAACGAAGCAGTTCCTTGTGCGGCCTTTCGATTTTCTCCGCAACTTCTCTGCTGTCGGCATAGTACTTGCCGTCATAGTTCGTGAGATTAAATGTGTTCATCATGCTCTCCTTTTCAAGTCGTTATTTTGCGCTCCCGGGTTCGTGGTTCAATCATATCACATACTTTTCGGCTTGTCAAATTAAGTAGTGACAATTATCTGGTGTAAAAATGTCAACCGATTGATAGTTATTATCAATCAATTGGTCGGTTACAAAAGTAACCAAAGTGATTTTTGATGTTTTGCACAAAGAAAAGCACCCCGCGTTGTGCGAGGCGCTGATTTTTGAGCATTTCTATGCAGAAAACCGCCCTGCGTTTTTGTGCAGGGCGGGAAACTAACGGCGTTTTTGGCGGATATAGCCTATTGAGCATGCGATTAAAGCTGCAATCAGCAGCGTTCCCAACGCTATTAGTAATGGCAATAGCTTCTCTTCATCACCATATGCTACCATATCGTAACATATTTTTGCGCCTGCTCCATCAATAATCAGGAATATACCTGACAATATAGCGCCCCATAAAAAGAATTTGGATTTGTTCATACAATTAACCCCTCCTTTTGTCAGATTATAACACATAGAAGGGGTTTTGTCAAGTGTTATCTGCCATTTGACATAGCATACTGTCTCGCCTGAACGCGGTTTGTAGTGTTGCTGATTTCTTCACCGTCCAGTTCTACTGAAACATAAACGTTGTTTTCAATCGGCGCGGCTTCCTCAGCCCGATTTGCCGCAGCTTCGCTGTACGCGCTGGACACAGCTTCCCGGGCATACCCCACACTGACAGCGGGGCTCTGACTTTTCATTTCGCGCGATACATTTGTGGTAACTGTAGCTTCAATATCAGATTTCAGATTTTCTATATCGGACTTGATATCGCTAACACCGTTGCGCTGTTCGTAATCATCGCGAAGTGTCTGATTGACGTCTTTACCTCCGCCGAACGCCGTCCTCCACCAAGCACCTGCGTAAGTCAGCGTTGCACCAGCCTGGTTAGCGGCGTTCGTAATTACATCGCCAAAGTTTTTGGCACCGTCATATATACTCTTATTGGCTCTGTTGTATAAATCCTGCAATGCCTGCGTCCCTGCGTCTGAACTTGAATTTTTCACTCTCTGCTCAAGCATGTTTACAACATCAAGGGTTTGGTTGCTTAATTCGTTGACCCTCCGCTCGTATTCGGTTTCAATGCCTTTTAGCAAGCCCTCATTAATAGAACTGTTTGTATCAACATCCAATGCCTCCAACTGAGCTTGCCGTATTTTCTGTGACGATAACGCAGAGTTTTTGGTGCTGGACATCTTTTCTACAGCGGAATTATAGCTGTCCTGTATCTGTGCGATAGCACTACGAGCCGTCTTTTCGTCCATAAGGGCGATTTTATCAGCCGTGAGTGAGGAAAGCTTATAGTCTATATCCTGACTGTCGGCGCCGAGAGAAGCAATAGCAACTTTGTTGTACTTTTCCTGTGCGAAATTATAGTTATCAAGAGCCTGATTGTATTCTGCCGTGCCTTTCTTTGCAGTTGCAAGTATCTGGGAAGATTCAGACATCTGCTTTTCAAGAGCGGTCAGCGCTTCGTTTCCCTGATTATTCTCGGCGTAAAGCGCGTTGAGTATCTCGTCTTTTGCAAGCCCGGCTTTTTCAGCGACAGTGTCCCACGAATCGCCTATGCCTAAAATCACATTATTAAGTTCAGTTGTCAGGTTCGAGGAAATAGCGTTGCTCATGCTTTCGCTTGCTTCCTTGATTTTCCCGGCAGCTTCCTCTGACATATTACCGCTGGCTTCGAACGATTTTGCGAGGTCGTCAAGAGTACCGAGAGAATCCTCAATGGTTTTCTTGTTTGCTTCTATCGCTTGCTGATTTTGGGCAACCTTATCGTCGGTTTTGGTTATCTCATCTGCCCATGCGCTGTATTTATCAGCGATATCCTGAATAGATGTGCCAACATTGCTGTAGAACACAGATTTATATGTTTCGTCGGTGAGCTCCCGCACCGCAGTAGTACAGCCAATCATAGCCCCGGTCAATGAGCCGACCAGTGTAATCACAGCGCCGACAGGGTTTCCGAGTGCGATGAACGCCGCTATCGCGCCCCCGGCTATGCCTATGCCAGCCGCTAGCTGTGTCCAGTTGCTTGCAAGGTCTCCGGTTCCTCTAATAAGATTCTTGACAGAGTTATACAGCAGCACTCCCGAAGAAGCGCCAGCCGCGAGCCCTCCGACAAAGCCGAAAAGTCCGCTAGCAGCCTTGCTGCCTATCTGCGAAACAAGTGTTTTTATAACCTCGCCGACCCTGCGCAGGTTTGTTATGAATCCGATTATTTTTGACCCGACAAAAACTCCGCCGATAGCCGCACCTACCGCCTCAATCCACGGCAGCGCTTCCTTGAACCAATTCCTGATATTCTCCGCGATTTCCTTTGTCTTACTTTCGACGCCGTTGAGGAAGTCATAGGTGGGAAGTTCGATATCAAGGTCAGTGGAATATCCTGTGCCGGAACCGCTTGTGTTGGAATGCGAACCGATAATGTTGAGCTGGTCAACGCCAGCCAGCGAACCCTTGAATTTCTCTGTAGCCGCCGTTGCACCGTCCGCAGCGTCCGCGATATCATCATAACCGTTGGAAACGCCGCTAAGGTCGATTTTCGGCAGCTCAAAGCCAAGGAAATTCGCGATACCGTTTGCCGCTTCGGTCAGCACCTGCACAAACGCCGTGAAATACGGCAGGAGCGCCGACAGCACAGGCATGAGCATATTTCCAAGCGCGCGTGTAAACTGCTGAATACGCGCTTCAAGCACGCGCACGCCGTTGGAAGCAGTGTCGATAGTGCGGCTCATATCTCCGGTAACGCCGATGCTTTTTGCCTGCTCTATCATCGCCACATAGCGGAGCTGTGCTTTCTGAGCCTGCGTCATGCTTTCGTAGGTCTGAGTTATGCCTTTCTTGTAGGCAAGCTGTTTCAGAGTGGCTTCATCAAGTGCAAATCCGAGCCTACGAAGCGGCTCTAGTTCCCCGGCAAAGCCCGACTGCACCTTGTTGTATGCTTCCTCCGTGCTGATGTTGTAGAACGAAGAAATGTCATAGGAAAGCTGGGTCAGGTTCTTCGACATAAGGTCTGCCTTGTCGGACACTACGCCAAATCCCTTGCCGACCGACTGGAAGAATCCCTGATATCTTATCCAGTCAGAGGTATCAACGCCGAGCGCCGCGTTGACCGCTTCCGCGAATTCAAACGCGCTGGACGCAGATTTCCCCATTGTGACGTTGAACAGGTTCAGGTTTTCAACATACTGCGCGGAAACGTTGAAACATTTGTCGAGTACTTTCTTAAGCTTCATCAGCGAAGCCCACGAAATCAGCGACTTTGTGGACAACGAACCGAGAGTGCGCCCCAGACCGCCCAGACCTCCGCTGTTGTTGGACTGACGGCTTGCCGCCTGCATTACCTGTGCGAGTGCAGTGAGCCCCTGTGCCGCCTGTTCAGCCCTCTGCATGAGAGGTTCAAGCGTTGTCGTAAGCTGCCGTATGCTGTTCGAAAACTGCGTGAAATCAATCTGGTTGATACGCTGTGCCACCGTAGGCAGCCGGTTCAGCGCATTTGCAAGCTGACGTATCGCTGTTGCGTTTTCTGTCCGGAATGCCGCCATTGCCGAGTTCAGCATTTCAATGCGCGATGTGTCTATCGCAGGCATTGAATTTATAGCCTGCACCACCGCCGGAAGCCGTGACAGGCTGTTAATGAGCGGCGTAAGCCGGATATCCTGAATGCTGCGCAGACTGTTCAGCGCATTCGTGAGCGAGGAAAGCTGCGCAGATACGTCCGGGAACGTCGCTATCGCCTGGACTGCTCCGGAAGCCTGCGAAAGTTTGTTTATCGCATTGACATAGCTGCTGACTTTCGGAGCTCCGGTCAGCGTGTCGAGAGATTTCAGCGCATTTGCAGCCTGTGTTATCTTGTCCAGCCCAGACAGACTGGAGATAGCACGCCCAGCTTCTGCAAGCTTCTCCAGCTGCTTTGTGAGCTTGTTCAAACCATTTCCGGTAGTGAGCGCCTGCACCGGAGAAAGCAACCGTTCAAGTGTTTGCTGGAGCTTTTCAAGGCTCTGCGCCGCGTCCGCTCCATCTGCTTCTATTTCTATCTGGAGTTCGTCAATCGTTGCTTCTGCCATTATTTCTGCTCCTTTCTTTTGCCGCCGAGAGCCGCGACAAAGTTGTCAAGAGCAATTTCAGCCGCCAGTTCGGCGCGTTCCTGCTCTTCGAGTTTTTCCTTTTTCGTCATTTCACGTGGGAATATCTCCATAGGCTTGCCCGGATATTCCGCCCGAGGACTTCCTTGCTTGGCGAAAGCGTTTGAGAGAACCACATCGAATGCATTCTTGCAGTACAATCCATTCAGCCACGCGCTGAAATTCTGTTCTTCCAGTTCGCGTTTGCGCCGCTTGTTGTACGCCTGAATAAAAAAGCTGGGAAGGCAGTTTTCGCCCTCCCAGTAATCCGTGTAGCTCATGCCGAGCGACATACACAATATGCACTTTTCGTCAAGCTGCTTGACTATTTCTTCGGGAGAGATCAGTCCTCGTCCTCGTTCTCCCAAACTGCGTTTCCCTCGTCACCGTCAGTGGCCTCAGGGTCGCCCACAAGGTCCTTTATAGCGTCAACGTAGCTGTTGATGAGCTTTTCGCGGAAAAGCTGCTTCTTGCTCTGACCGAGGGCGTCGTATATCTCCATTGCCTTCTTCTCAGAGATGGCGGGCTGGTGCTTCTTGAAAGCGCAGTGAATGAACGGAGCCAGCGCCACAAACGGATTATCGAATACATCTGTGGGCTTATTTCCGGTCATCGCATACGCCTTTGCGGTCGCGCGGTCAAATTCCGCCTTGTAAGTCTTGCCGTTGTAGTTGATAGTGAGTGCCTTTGCCATTTTGTTTTCCTCCTGTAATGTGTAGTATTACTCGTCTGTCGGTTCTGTGAACGTGATACTGTCGTCAATCCACTTGGGCTCGCCGGTGGGGGCTATGTAGCAGTCGATTTCGACAACGGAGTTGACCTCAAGCGCAGGAATGCCAAGGGCGCTCGGCTTACCTGTGTATGCAGCAGTGTCTCCGTTTTTCAGCTTGATGAAGAACCATGTAGCCTTGTCGTCCTTTTCGGCTGCTTCTGACGCCGCAACCATCTTCGCCCACTCCTTCTTGAGCAGTGTTGTGAAGTTAGCCTTGTAAGTGGAAGCGCTCGAAAGGTCTTTCAGACCGGGGGTGAATGTTTTTGCTTCGGTACACGAAAGATCGCTTGTATCGAGCATTTCCGGCTGCGGGTTAAGGTCGGGACCGGACTTGATATCCGGAATAAGCAGCGCGGTCTTAGGCATGGTGCCTGCGACCGTTTCAACCGCATATCCGAATTTCGCACCAGCCGAGCTGATAGGAATTCCTCTTACCATGATTTAACCTCCTATGAAGTATAAACTATATTATCTCTGCCGATAATGCCCGAAAACCGCATTGTATAGCGGTATATCGTCATATCAGCAACATTGGGGACAGGCTGTCCGAAAGTACGGATAAAGCCTAATTCCTGCATTTTCTTGTCAACAAAAGCTGCTATCTCCCGTGCCTGCGCCTTTTTGCCGCTCTGCCTGTTGGAGTACACCTCGCACTGGTACATAAGCTGTGCGTGGTTTTCTCTGCATTCAGCCGTCTGTGAGGGAGCATAGCAGCTGTTGTCCTGTTCCCATAAGCACACCGCCGGGAATTTCGCCGGGGTGTCGCTTGACGTGCTCACAACTGAAATGCCCTTGTATTCCTCGCGCAGGGCGGTCGCCACATAGTCAAACACCGTGCTTTCAATGTCAATCATGTGAACACTCCCTTTGCTGTCGGAATCACCAGCGCTCTCAGCTGCTGCGCCGTATTGTACATGAACGGTCTGGACGGCATGCCCTTTGTCCATGCGACATAGGTGCCGTCTTTCAGCCGTTTTCGTGTGGGATTTGTGTCCCCGTCGCCGGACGGATACCACCAGCCGAGCTCCCCGTGACCGTTTACGTCATAGGACCAGCCGAGTATCGCCGGGTCAGGGTGGGGGCTTCGTGAGCCCTTAATGCCTGTGCCGAACTCCACATAAGCGGCATAGCCGCATGTGCACTTCACAAATCCGGTATTACCGCCGTATTCGCTGTGAATACCATTCTGCAAAGCGCCCGTCATGTGAATGCCGCCTGCTTCCACCAGCGCAATGTTCGCGCCGATATCCGCAAGCTGCCGCACAAGCTCCTGCGCGTTTCGTTCGAGATTTGCGCGGTATTCCGCAAGCTCCCTCACCGCTTCGCGCACTCCGGAAGCAGACAGTTTAACCGTTATCCGTTTCATCTATCTGCACCTGCTTTATCGCGTACTGAACGGCGTTCAGGCTCTTTGCGACCGCTTTGACGATATACTGCTCCGTGCCGATATACACAAGTGAATTTTCGTTTATCGGACATCTGGTGTCGTGGGTTATCATCGTGCGGTCGTAGTCCAGCAGATTGCCGAACTGCTGCTGGGAATAATCCCCCTTGTTGGAGGAAACTGAAATCATCAGCGCCGTTTTGTCGCCGTATTTCGGTGCAAATTCGCCAGTAGCACAGCCGTTGCCGTCAGTAAGCTCCGCGTTCCCCAGATACAGCGCGTATTCAACTGAAATCTGGTTGCGCTTCAAATCCCTCATTACAGCACCCTGCCTTTCGGCGTGACTTCCGAAAGAAGTTCCTCCGACACCCACGCATTGGAATACGCACGGCTCACGCCGTTCTCGCTGTGGGAAGTTTCTCCCTCAGCGCCCGCCTTTGCGTAGAGGTCAGCGGCTATGCGAAGCTGTAAATCGAGGTATCTGCTTTCAAGTTCGTTCGGGAAATCCTCGAACGGATAGCGCCGTGCCATGATAGCGGCTTTCGCGGTGTCAAGATAACTTTCCGCTTCTGCGTCGCTTATCTCCGGCAGGCGGATTTTCAGCTTTTCTGTCTGCGTCATTGCCGCCCTCCGTTCTTTCAACCTCATAGCCCATCGAGCCGAGAACAGCAGCTGTGTCTTTGCTGACATCAGCTATGCCGTTCTCAAACTCCGCAATGACCTTCCCGCAGGTCATCACGATACGGGCGTTGTCACCCTGATGTACTATCATGTCGCACCGAATGTGAGCTTGCCGTGCAGCTTCTCGAAGCCGTGATCCAGACCAGCCTGTCCGAAAATCTGATACTTCCATGCCGCGCCGGTTTTATCGAGCGGTTCACGGAAGAAGTTACCCTTGCCGGGAGTGGGCTGCTCCACCAGATGAACGGCAGCAGAGTTGAAACACAGCGCAGTATCCTGCGGCATTGTTCTGGAAAGCGCAATTCTGATTGTGCCGAAATCGGTCATCAGCTTCTGAATGTCGATGCCAGCCTCTGTTACGCCGGGCATGAAATAGCCGCTGCCCTCGTAAGCTTCGGAAATAGCCGCCTTGATATCAGAGTTGATAAGCAGCAGATAGCCATCGATGTCGGTGTTCGCGTCATACAGCTTCTTGAAGAAGCTCTTAAGCACGGAGCGGACGGTGGAAGAAGATACCGCTGCGGTCTCCTTGACGGCGTTGGTGACGATAGCTTCCAGAATACCTCTGGTCTGGTTCGCGTCAGTGTTGCCGGTGGACTTGTGGTACTTGCCGTTAATGCAGGTGTACTCGATGTCGTTGCGAATCTTCTGCATGGTAGCGGCGGTCTGGAACTGAAGTTCAGACGTGGGGTTCTCAACCTGCCCCGCAACGTTCACGCCGGAAAGCTGACCCATATTGCTCTCACGCGCATAGGAAATCGCAATGGATTCCTGGAAAATCTGAGTTACGTTTGTTGCCTGGGAACGGGTAACGTTAGCCGCTTCGGGTGCGGTCAGCGAATCGCTCTCAGAAATCTTGGGCTGAGAGGGAGTGCCGAGCGCGTACTCCTGATTTACGGGAAATTCAACTGCATTGGTGGTCTCGGGCGCACCGATGAGGTTGAGAAAAGGTGTGGTGGTGATACTCTTGGTGTAAAGCGCACCGGAGTAAGACACCAGATCGAAATTCATGCCTGTTGCCATTATTACCTCCGTTAGTCTGTGGGAATGTTCCTGGCGTTATGAACAGCGTCCGCAGCCTTGATGATGTCAACGATAGAGCCGTTCTGCACCGCCTTGTTGTACTGTTCCTGCGCGCTGGCGGCATTGCCTATCGCGCCGGGGTTCGGTGCGGGGGTCTGCATTGCCGCCTGCTTTGCAGCTTCGGCAGCAGCCGCCGCGTTTGCGGAAAAAGAGCTTATGAGGCTGTCAGCGAATGCAAGCGACTTTCCCTCATCGTCGGACACAATGCTGTCCAGCAGCGGAGAATAACACTCTTCCTTGATACCTGCCTTGACGAACTTTTCCTGTACCTTGGTACGGTTCAGCAGACGCGTGTTTTCAGCCTTTATCTGTGCGGCTTCCTCCATGAGTTTCTGGTACTTTTCCTGTTCGGAAAGCTTGTCAGCCTGTTCCTTGTCGTACTTGTCCGCCTTGTCCTTGTAAGCGCCGAGCTTATCCTCGACCGCCTTTGCCTTGGCGTTGATTTCCTCGTGGTGCTTTGCAAGGATAGCTGAAATCTGCTCGTCTGTGATGTCGGGCATTAAGTCTTTGAGTTCCTGTCTTGTCATCGCTTTTACCTCCTGATAACACCGCGTAACGCTGCGGCGGCGAATTTTGTTGCATATATAGCAAAAGAGCCGCTCCACCCAGAAAGGTGAAACGGCTCAATGGCTCTGAAAATATTAAATTATAAGTACTGCACCGTGCAGCGGCAGTTGGCAATTTCCGACACATCTGCGCCCAGTGAACCATCGCACGGGAACATCATCTGATACCCGCCGACAATGAACGGCTGGTCTATCGGCACGGTCTGCCCGGAAGCTTCCCGGTGAGTATGCCGCACCTTGCTGTCCCCGAACGTTTTCCAGCGCTTACGGGTGAATCCCCGGCTGAGTGCCGCGTCCATCTGCGCCATGTTGCACATCGCGTTGACTTCCGTCCGCGCGGTGTTCAGCATGCGGTCGTAAAGCGGGATATCGCAGCCGCCGACCGATGTGTCAAGTATCTGCGTGGATAATTCCACGGCGTGATTCCTAGCCCACGCCGAAGCGCTTCCCGCACTTTCCGCACCAAGGACTTCAAGGTACTGCGGGTAATATCTGTTGAACAGTTCAATGTAGCTCCGTGCGAACTCGGCAGCTGCCGCCGCATAAAGGGCGGCGCTGTCAAGCCGGAAAGGAGAATATGCCAATGAACGTTGAATGGTGTCGTAGTATCTGAGCAGTATTCGCTGTAATGCAGCCGCCATGACTACCCGCAGGCGCTTTTCCGCAGAGGTTATGTCCATCTCTCCGAAAAAGATTATGTTGAGCTGGTCAACAGCGGCTAGGCTATGCGCTTGCGCCATCGTCTGCACCGCCCTTTGCAGTCAGCTTCCTGAATATCTCGTCAAACTCATCGGGCGCGCCGGCGTCAGCGGTATTCATGACCGCCGCCTTATCCTGTTCGCCCTGCTGCTTCCACTTTTCGAGATACTCCACGCTCTCAACATAGACCTGCTGCGGATCGGAGTACAGTCCGCAGTTTTCGATAGCGATACGCGGGTGTATTCCGGCTTCAAGCTGATTCTGCAAGCCCTGTGTCTTGGTAAGCAGATTATCAGTCTTGTTGCGCGTGAACTTTATGTCAATGTCGTCAACGGCGAGATTTGCGAAATCCGCAGGCACGGTTGACGATGTTGTGACCGTCTTAATGATTTTAAGCACGTTTTCAACGAACGTTTTTTCGCTTTCGTCAAAGGACTGCTCGAACGACTTTGCCGCAGCCTCTGCCTGCGTCCAGCCCTCGCCGATAATGAGAGCCTGCCCGGTGTTGCCGCCTGCCGAAGCCTTGCGGTCGGGAACGGCAGCTATCTGGAGCATTTTCTGATAGAGGTCGTCGGCATAGGTCTGCGTCTGTGTCTGGTCGAGTACGTTCTGCAACATCTGAATGCTTGCAGGCATATTCGGCGCGGATTTTGTGCAGATACCGCCCTTGGCGGCAAGCTCCGCAAACTGCTCCTCGTCTATCTCCACGTTGTTGAACCACGTCAGCGACTGTATCTGCTGTTCGATACCGTCCGCGCGGTTGGAAGCGATGTTGTTCAGTTCGTCGATTATCCCGAGGACTGTTTCGAAGCAGCCCTGCCGCGTGGGATTCGCCCAGTATTCCGTGACAGGATTGAACACTATTTCGGATTCGCCGACAAGCACGTTATCTTCGAACTGCCAACAGTGGCTGTCGGAATAAATCGTGTACTTCTTCTTCGGGATATCGGTGATATCGTCTATCATGTCGTCCGTGCTGTAGATAACTGAAAGCAGCACGCGTTTGGTGAAGTCGTTCGCGCGTATTGTGAACGTGCAGCGCGGGTCGCACACATATGTATGCAGTTCCTTGCCCTCATACAGCGTGATACGCTGTGCCACTCCGCAGATGAAAAGCCACTGCGCAAGTTCTCTGTCCCGGCTGGACTTTCCCATCTTGTACATCAGCTTGTTCAGCGCCGCAAGGCTCTCATCGTCCGCCCTGTTGTTGGCGTCGTCGAGGGTGTCCTTGCCGCGGTAAACGTACTGCACCGGCTCGCCGAACGTGAAGCCGGTCTTGAAATTGGTTATCTCGGCGGCATGGTTGATAACGACCTTGTTATTAATTTCAGGTCTGACTTCCTTTGTGCGGTCGAGAATGTCCATGCGCCCGCGGTAGTAGTTATACAGCCGTTGGATATCGCATACATTCGCGTTGTGCGTAGACATGGCGCGGTCAACTATCTGCTTCACGTTCTCAGCCGTGAAATTCCGCTCGGAAGTGTAGATACACCGCCTGCCGTAATTGTAGTTTTCCGTCATGCCTTTCCTTTCAGTTCGATGAGCCTTTCAACCTTGCACCGCTTACAATAAGCGGATATCATTCCGGAAGCGGAAACATCAGCGTCAAACAGCCGCTTTCCGCATACCGGACAGCAGATTTTTATAAGCATTCCCGCCCTCCTTTTCTCCATTATATCACATATTTTCCTGTTTGTAACTGTATTCTTTTTGTGGTGGAAACGGCGGGTCCTGCCCCCGCTGACGATTTAAGCAGGTGAGTAAATCGTCTAACTTCTTCTGCGATATCGCTATCTCTATACAGTTGTATACCCCTTGATACGCTGAGGGTACTTTTCACACTTGAACCTGCCATGTATGTGCGTCATCTTGCCGCGCTGCGTTTCCAAAATAGAGACAGCATGACCTAGAGCACCACGCTGCGCGACACCATGCCATTAAACCGTCTCATGGTTGCAAGGGCGGGATTCGAACCCACGGATTCCAGCTAATGGGGCTGGCGAGATAGACCGCTTCTCCACCTTGCTATATATTAATCTTCCAAACCTTACGCAGCCGCACTATTGCACGACTGCGCCAGGAGGAAGGGCAGAACCGGCGGTGAACACACAAGCCGCCAGCCCTGATATATCAAATCCGCGTTTCCGCGAAAATGAACGCGAATTATCGTCTCGGCAATGAAACCATGATAGAATGCGCCAGTTCATCAGACAGCGCCCTGAAATGCCTGCACTTCGGGCAGCGCCGTTTCATGCAGCCGCCGTTGATACCGCACTTATGGAGCGCACAGTAGAATTTCGGCTTTTTCCCGGTGAGTTTTCCGTTCAGAAGCAGGAATTTCGTCATGCTACCACCGCCGTTCTATCACTTTGACTGAACACAAGCCGTTATCCCGGTAATCCATCGCCATCGCAAGGCTGTCCGGCGCGTCGTCGTGCTGTTTCTTTGCTTCAACGGAAATACGGCAGAGTTCGTTCATCGCCTTGTCGTACATCTCGCCCCGCGCCTTGTCAGAACGGAATACCAGCCGCGACTTTATATCCGAGCTCCAGCGCACTATCCTGTCCATCTTGCTGGATTTCGTGGAAGCTCTCTGGCTCTGTATCGACATCTTGTAATTTCGCTCGCGCAGGGACTTGTCGATTTCCTCCGCGTATTCAGTGCCGCCGACGTTCGCTTCAAAGCGTGCCCTCGCAACATTATTGCGGGCATAAGCCGCGCAGACAAGCGGTTGCGTGACCGACTTATCCCCGGTGGAAAACACCCAGTCATGCACATACCCGGTATCGCCGAACCAGTAGATTATCGGCGCGGAAAGGCTGTCCCCACCGCCCCATGCAACGTCCACCACAGACATGATATCGCATTCGCCGTCCGGGAGCACGCCGTTGTAGTAGTTCAGCTCGTCACGCTCGAAAAGCAGACCCTCGCGGACATACGGGTCGCCCATGTACTTGCAGGACCATGTGCAGGGGTCGATACTCGCTTTCATGTCCTGATAGTAAGCGGTCGAAAATCCCAGCCCATACGGATAATCGAAGTTGCTTTCGCCGTTCTCGTTCAGCGCCGGAATGACCGTGAATCTTGCTTTCGGGTCATCGCCGTACTGCTGCTGCAAACGTCCGATAACATCTCCGACCGCCCATCGCGTACCGATATGAAGCTCCCGCGCGCCGTCTTTCTTGCGGTCTTTAAGCTGGTTCAGATAAGCGTCGTACTTGTTCTGCAAACGCTGCGGATTGAGCGCTTCCTCCAGATCCTCGATGATATCGTCCACATAAAGCAGATTTCCGACCTCGACCGCGCCCGTCAGCGTACCTGTTACGGAACGGCAGGTCAGGGTAGGGAAGCGCCGCTTGTGGTTGACTGAAATGCTCTCGTCCTCCGAGGACACCGCCACGACCTTTGCTTTCGGGAATACGTCATGCCAGAGATAGTCCGGGTCGCTCAGAATGTCAAGGCATTCCTTGAAAAAACCCTTTGTCAGCTTATCGGAGTGCCCGGACATTACATTCGCCTTGTCCGGCTCACGCCCCATCAGCCATGTGACATAAAAGATTCCGAGAGTACTGTTGTGAGTTGGAATAAGGCGTTCACCCACGCAGTATACACCGCCGTCAACGGAAATGCAATTGCCCTGTTTAGGGGTTATCTTCTCGAAACCGCTTATCGCAATTCTTCTCTGTGGAGAAAATTCGCGGAGCTGTTTCCTTTCAAGCTGGCATGGAATAAAGCATGTCGGATTGAAAGAGATTTTCCAATATGTATGCCTACCTTGAATGCCGCTGCTTGACAGACGCGGTTCTTCTTCCTGGACAGAACACCGCCAGCCAAACGTTGACACCAAAGATATAAAACCGTCCCGCAGTGCTGGTTCGGCTGTCGTGAAGTCATATCTGTGTTCGGATTTTCGCAAGCAACCGTCTGTATCAAGCAGTCCGGCAAGTAACCATAGCCGCTGGTCGAAACTTGCGGTCAGGTATTCTCCCGGAATATGCTTTTCCACTCTCCGTCTGCTATGGCACATACCAAGCGATTGCAATGGAGCACGCAGCGATTTGAAGCCGTAGTACTCAACGCCCGTGTCCTTGTGTGTAGCATGCCATGATATCGGATATCCGTCTGCGATTACTCTTTCAATAATAGCACTGTCTGATTTATCACCGCAGATATCAGGGTTGCTGTTTCTTCCATCGCCCAGCCAAGCGCCTAATGTGTACGGCTCGACCGGAAGTTTCTTGTATTCGCCAATTTCCGGGTATTTTGGCGGCAGCAGATAAAAATACCTATGGCTTCTCGTGTTCGGAACACCGCTCTCGAAATCGCGAAACATTTCCTTCGTTTCCATCACGCAATATCTCTGCTTATGTCGGCTGAAAACCACCCACTCGTGATTTTCGTGAACATCAACATAGGTGCCGTCAGTGAACTTGACGCGGGTATCAGCATAGTCCTTGGGGAACACATATTTTACTCTGACAAACTCGCCGTTTGGAGATATGACATAATCGCCTATCTTCAAATCGCCGTGCTTTTTCCAGCCGCTCTTGGTGAGAACTGGTGTATCGTCAGACACGAGTTTACCTACTCTTGGCGGAAGAGATATCGTCAGCAGTTCGATTCTGCCGTCCGCTAAATCCTGCAAATCGTCCACAACAGGCTTCAGCACGTTCATTCTCGGCACATAGAATTTCTTCTGCGGCTCCCTGTCCCACTCCACATAGAGAAGATAGTAATGGAACAGGCGCGGTGCCAGCATGAGCGCCGCCTTTTTCGCAAGTTCATAGAACTTTATACCGGTCTGCTGGTCTGACAGCGCGAATTTCACTTTCTGCTGCGCCGCGATGTCGTATATGCGTTCGTAATGCGGACGTGCCTTTTCAAAGTCCGTTTCCAGCCGGACGGTATCGAAATACAGCGACAGATTATCGTATGTGCTGATATCCCGCCTGGAAGCACGCCTGATAAGCTCCGATGTTTCCACATTTCCTCCTGAAAACAAAAAAAGAGCCACCCCCGACCGTAAAGGTCAGAAGTGGCTCAAAGGCTCTGAAAATATTCTGTTGTTCTGATTATAGCACGGATTTTCCGGGCTGTCAAGGGTTTTCGCGAAAGAATACAGTTACGCGGTCTGCTTCCATTCCGCATATCTGTTCTGGAACGTGCTCAACGCCACTCCGGCTTCCTTTGCGGCGGCTTTATAGGTGAGTTCCCCGGCGGCAAGCCTGCGGAACACGTCCTCGGGAATATCCTTGCGCGGTCTGCCTACTCTCCAGTTCGGGTCAGCGGCGGCAGCGGCTTCCTTGCCTGCCTGGGTGCGCTCAAGAATGGTGGCGCGCTCGAACTCCGCGAATGCAAGCAGATTCGTGACTATCAGCCTGCCCATCGGAGTATCTTCCACCAATCCCATGTTCATGATGTGGACCTTCACGCCCCGGTCAAGCAGCGTGGTGATGTAGTTCAGCCCGTGCTGAACAGAGCGTGCAAATCTGTCCAGCTTGCAGACTACCAGCGTATCGCCGCGCTGGAGCTTACCGACAAGCTCGTCGAACAGCGGACGTTCCTTTGCGCCGGAATAGGCTTCCTGCACTATCCGCGCCCCGGGATAGCTGCTAAGTATCTGCCTTTTCTGTTCCTCAAGAGACGTGCCGTAGCGCTGCTGTCCCTTGCTGGATACACGGCAATAGCCGTAGATCACGTCAGCTCACCTCTTTCCTTTTGCTGCCTGAATGAGTATCAGGAACGGCATTAGCAGGATATAGAGTAATCTCATGGTTGGTTCACCTCACTTCCTCACTTGTATATCTGTCCCCGGTTTCCTGCGTCCATGATTACGACAGTGAGAACATCGTGCTCGACCCGATATATCAGACGATAATCGCCAACGCGGAGCCGGAAATGTCCTGTTTCACCTTTCATCTGTTTTATATCGCCTTTTTCCGGGAGCATGGATATCGCCTTTAATATCCGTTTTTGCTGGTCTGCCGGTTGTTTCCTGATGAACTTTGCAGCAGGCTTCTCAATGATGATTTTATAATTCGTCAAGGTTTATTCCGAGCTCCTTTGCAAATTCATCGAGTGTTACACTGTCGTGCTTATGCGGGTCAGCGTCGCTCCGGTAATCATCAAGCATTTTCTGGCAGAATGCGTCGTCCTCCGCTTCTTCGTTAAGCATTTTCTTCACGCTTGACAGCAGAGCGCACACCTGCACCAGCTGTTCCTCGCTGAAACCGTCTATCATGTTGTAGATCATTTCCTTGGTGCTCACGTTTCATCAGCCTCCTTCTTCTGCTTCTTCCCACGCCCGTCAGGAAGCCCGGACGGTTCGAGGACTATCGAGCCTTCCTTGCGCTTTCCTGACGTTTTCGGCTGGACTACTACTTCGTAATCGAGGCAGTCGAGCATTTGAATGAGCAGGTCACAAGAAATCTTGCTGTCAAGTCTGTTGCGAATGCCCGATGAAGTACAATATCCCATCATGCTTGCAAGCTTGTCTTGCGTAACCCGTTTACACGCCATTGCGGTTTTAATCGCTTCCTTAGATGTCATTTCGAACCCCTCCTTGCGTTTTCTAAATTATAGCACGATTTCGGGCGAAAGTCAAGTGTTTTTTGAAAAAATTTTATTCGAGGGGTTAAGAGATACCCTCCCGGGGTCGCCCTGGCAGCCCCCCGGGGTACCCCTCCGGCGGTGGCAGTTCTCCGGATCCGGAGGGCGGCGGCAGGTGGGCGGGGCGCGTGCCGCTCCTGCGGAGGGCGACGAGTACCAGCGCGGCGGGTCCCTGTTTCCCTTTTATATAGTACTCCTGCACCGAGGGCGGCGCTCCTGCTGATTTCGTTGTGATTTTGCACAAAACAGCATACCGCAAAACCTTGAATTTCCGTTATTCTGAATAAATATACGAAATCGGGCTGAAATAGCCCGAAGACGTATTGACAATAGCCCGAATTCGTGCTATAATACAATCACAAACGAAAAACAAGTCGCCGAGGGGCTGAAACCTCGGAGAAATGGAGTATATACCATGACCAGACATTTTGACAACTTCGACCAGTACAGCGAGCACTACAACGAGCACGAGCACCGCGCCAACGATGTTGACATAGTGGAGTACGACGGGGCGAAGAAGCCGCACACCGACGCAGACGGCGAATTCACCTGCAAGAACCGTCAGACCGCAATCAAGCGCTTCGCGAAGGCCACCGGATGGGAGTGGGTTCTTATCGAAGCAGAATGCCCCGTGTTCGCTAAGAACCTTTCCACCGACTGCGACAGCGTGACCGCCGAGGAGGTAGAACCGGGCGTCTGGTATGTGGCAGCCCGCTACTACAAGGACGCCGCCCCCGCTGAGGCCAAGACCCCCGCCGACATCATCGAAGCAGCAGCCGCAGCCATCGAGAACAAGCCCGCCCGCAGCGCATGGGCGTGCGGTGTAAAGGCGTATGCACTGGAACTGCTGGACAACCTCGCAGAGCTCACCGCCGACAAACTCGCAGACCCCGCAGCCGTACGCGCTGCACTCCTCAGCGGCGCGCAGGACTGGCAGGAGTACAGCGACGGCGGTTGCTCCCTCATCTACGATGGCGACATAGCCGCGCGGGTCTGCACTCCCTCCGAGTACAAGCGCAGCCACGGCGGCGAGCGCTACCCCAATAGCCGCGAAACCTGGCTTGATGTCCAGGCGCGTGCACTCTCGCAGGCGGCGCGGCTCGTCTGCGAGGCAGTAAAGGAGGTGATAGCATGACCGCAATCGAACTTAACGCCGGAGCGCTCAAGCTCCACCGCGACCGCTACGACGACACCACCGAAAGCACGCTTGTAAATATCCTCTGGGCGTGTGAGGAGCGTGACACCTACTTAATCGGCGAGCCGTGGGCGCTCGTCCCGTACGGCGGCATTGAGGCATACACCCTGCACAATATCCGCCTTGATGTCTGCTATACTCTCGACACGCGCGATATTGAACGCATAGCGCGCGGCGGCGTTGTCACCCTCCAGCCCCACGCCCCCGAAGATTGGGAGCGTGAGGAGATAGAACGCGAGGAGGTGGAGGGCGCTTGATGCTGCTTTATATCCTGCTCATGCCGTTCTTGATACTCATTGACGCGGCGAAAAACTCCAAATGAACACCCGCCCCGATAGGCTCGAAGCCTGCCGGGGCTTTTCTCTGCCTCCGGCTCGGTGGAGTGCGCCCGCGTTTTCCGGGGCGATTTTCTGCACCGCCGCGAAACACCCCCGAAATCGTGCGTATACGGCGTGTTTATATTGAGGGTATATCAGTATACTTCTAAAGCGCAAACGTGCGTCCTAGGGGCAATTCCCACGCAAATACGCGCTATTCTGTTTTCGCGTCCTCTGTGCTGTCCTCGATAACTACTTCCTCGGATAGTCGGCGTTCTATTTCCTGCCTGTCCACGTCAGCACCGAAGATGTTCTTCGCCTGCACCACAACGTCCTGCTGGTCTTTCATGCCGTAGTAGTTCTTCGCACGGAAGATATATGCCACCGGATTTATCATGCCTTTTAACACCAAATCCGCGTCAATAGCGGCTAAAATGTTCTTCGCCCTTTTTATGATTCCTGCACGCGTGTCGCCTTTAGTCCCATGTCCCCAGTCCAAAACTGTATTTATATCGGCGCCTAATGACAGGCACATTTTCTCAACTGTGGGCAATCCGCCGTTCTGGGCGTAATACATGAAGAAATCAGCGAGGCGTTCTACACATTCTTCGTCAGACTTTACGATAGGCTGCTTGAAATCGCGAGAACATTCGGCCACAATAGCGCTCATGGTGTCTGCCGGGAGTTTCGTTGTGTCGATATTCACGGCAGGCTTGTGATTACCCGCGCCGGGACGTTTGCGTTTTACAGGCTTGTTGTCGTTCTCACTTGCCATTGATGATACCCTCCAGTCTGCCCAGCGCGATGGGGCGCAGGCGGTAAATGTTCTCTATGCAGTAATTCATTGCTTCCGCAACGTCGCTCCACTGCATATTCTCGATGTAACGAAGCTGCAGCAGTGTGCGGAGTGTGTCCGGAAGTGTGTCCGCGATAGTCGGGTCCGCTTTGTACGCCGCGACTACCGCAGAATAGTCGTACTTGGGTTTGCTCATGTATTACCTCCGTTCTGGGGTGGAATTAACCCCGTCATAATGCCGAACATCTTCTTGCAGTTCTCGCATTCGCCCTTGACCGCGTTCGTGTACACCTGCTGCAGCGCTACCGTGCGCCTGAAATAGTCGTGGGCTATCGCTTCGCCGCGTTCCCATGCGTCATAGTCGCGGAGTGCCTGCGCCTTTTCGCGCTTCGCCTGGTCTGCGGTGATGATTTTCATGCTGAACGCCTTGTAGATGTTCCGCGCTGTTGTGTAGAGAGCCTGTGCGGATAGCCGCGCGTCCTCTGGGAGCGCCTGACGCGTCCGCGCAAGTTCGAATATGTCATTTCCTGTCATATGCACCTCCGTTTATGTGTCGCGTAACCACCTGTAACCGAACGCGTTCACATACCGGTTACGGCTTATGTGGCTTAATAATGCGGGTTCAGGCGGGGCGTAACCGGTGTAACCGGTGTAACCGTGGTTTTCTCTACACGCGTAAGAAAATATTTTAATTTCATATTCAAACAAACGTGAATGAAAAATATAAAACATATAAGCTGTATCTCCGTTTACCGGTTACACCGGTTACATTCTCACCTGTGCATTATCTTGAAATCAGAAGTCCGGATACTCGTCAACGGCGCTGTTATCAGCTTCATCGGCATTTTCGCTGATGAGTTTCAAATGAACGCAGCGGGTTGGGACGGTTCCGATACGCTTCAACACTGTAAAGCGGTCTTTGACAGTTCTGCGAATAAGCTGACGGTCAGCCAGCCAGGACAGCAGGGAAGCGGGGTTGAATCCGCCCTCGCTGCATATCTGTTCGAATTTCAGCTTGATTATGTACACGGTATCATCGCAGAACTCACCCCAGACTTCCATGTTCTTCTCGGTCAGCCCGAACTTGTTCTGATTCTGCGTGATGTACTCGCACACATACTCATAAGCGCGCTTGTTCACGCTTACATCGTCCTTGGATTTGAGATAGGGCGCAATGTCAGCGGCAGTCAGCGCGGGTCCGTCAAGATAATTCTCGGTTATCAGCCAGTCGGCAGTGAGTATAAGCGCGCCGGACTGCGCCTGCTTCTGCGCGATGTTGTACTGTCTGACAAGCTCGTCCGAAAACGCCTTGAATTTCTCCTCCAGGCGCTCCATAACACCCTCGGACATGATTTCGTTGACAAACATCTGCCCGAAGAAGCCGTAGACGGATTTCACGAAATTTGCGACGTCGCGTGGGCTGTCAAACTCCGGGCGGCTGTCGTCCCCGAAGAACTTGTCCTTGCACTCTATCTCGATAACGCGGTTGACTGAGCCGCCGCCGGAACGGCTGGAATTTATCGGGCGTTCTCCGGTGGATATCACGCAGTTACGCCACTCGGACGTATTGTCGATACCGCCCATTTTGTTGCCGCGCGTGCGCCCGCAGCCCTCCGTCAGCATGTAGATGGTGTTGTCCATTTCGCGGCGGCTGTCCACGATCTGGAGCTCGTCCACGATATACGGCAGCGAGTTGTAGAACGCCGCAGTTTTCTCCATGCCAACGTATGTTGAGTTGAATGTGGAGATATACGCGCCAAGCTCCGGGTTTCCCCAGCAGGAAGCCGCGCACATCGCAAGCACGGTCTTTGCGCTCTCCGTTTCGCCCCAGAGGTGCACCCAGAAGCAGTTGCAGCCCAGCGGTCTGACAAGCACCGAAGCCAGTGACGCAGCGAAAACCATGCGTGCTGCAACGCTGTTTCTGCGGATATTCTTGTTGATAAACTCAATCCACTTATCCCAATCACCTGGCTTGCCACGCCGTTTCACGCTCTCATAGCGCTTCTTGTACTCAACTTCACCATCAAAGGTCAAGCCGTCTGTGTAGGGCGCGAATTCGGTTTCTTCACCGCGCTTTATCCAGCCAAGCCGCGTTACGCACTCGACTTCCGGGAGAAGGTCGCCGGAAAGCTGCTCAACATCGTAGAGGTAGTTGACAAGGTTCCGCGCCGTTTCGGAAGTCACGACGATACCGGGCTTGGAAAGTTCGGTTATCTTGTTCGCGACCGAGATAGTCGTGCGGTCAACGATAAGTTCGCGCCAGTATTTGCCCTTGAAATACGCAAGCTTTATCTTCTCCTCGCCGGTGTCGATGTTGGTGTAGCGTGCGACAGGCATTATCGGGTGAGGACACGCCCAGACAAGCCCGCCTTTTTCGCCCTGCGTGCGCACTCCGGAAGCGTCGCACACCCACTTACCGCAGGGAAGCGTCACAGGCTGCAACGGGAAGTTGGTGTAGTTCCCGAGGTCGTCTGCAACGTCCTTGCGGCTCTCTGCGAACGCCTTGTACAGCGTGGGAAAATTCGTTACCCTGCACTTCTTTGCCTGGTCGGTCATTTCTGCGAGCAGGCGCTTCTGCTTGAATTTATCGTCCTTGAACATGTAGAGAAATTCGTAGGGCTTCTCGCTGTCCAGGAAGTCATCGCGGGTGTATTCGCTGATATCCGGGTAAATCTCGCTCATTGTTTCGGCAGTTCCGCTGCTGACACCATCGCCGAGCAGCTGGCTTGCCTTTTCGATATCCAAGATATCACTCCTTTCTCGCTGCCGTCATTTCCTTGTACGAACGCCAGTAGTAATAGAACACCTCCAGCATTCGGGCGGCGGTCTGGCGCTTGTCCTCAATGAACTGCACATCGAAGTGATAGCGGCTTCCGGTCTGCCATGCTTTTAGCGTGGAGTACACCATCGCGCCGATATCGGTTTTCACGCGCTGCGGGCTTGCTTTCATCTGCCATTCTGGGACGTGGTAGGCTCTGAGCGCTTCCCAGCTTCCCACGCCCTCGATGAACAGAGTAAGCTGCTTCGCAAGCTGCGCAGCGCTGTACAGTTCCTTTTCTATGCGCCCCCGGTCGCTGGTCACGTTGTTGTATATCTCGTCCACGTTCGCCTTGCGCTCCACAACGCAGGACATCGAAAAGTCGCGTCCGTCTGCGGTGAACGAATAGTCGCCGTAGTCGAGTTTGCGTTCCTCGTGCTTCACGCCGAGCTTGTCCAGCGCTTCAATGATGTGGGCGTTCTTCTGTTCCCGCGTATCGTGGAGGATAGTCACGGTTTTCAGGAAAGTTTTTTTGTCAATCGGCATGCGTCCATTTCCTCCTCTTTTTCTTCTTTGGCTTTGGCTTTGCCGCCGCGCCCTTTGCTTCATAATTCGAATATGTCCTGCTGTCGAAACAAAGGTATTCGCCGCGGAATGTGTCGTAGCAGATACACTCCGCAGCGTGTATGCAGCGGTCGGCTTTGGGGCAGGGGTTAGGGTGTGGTTTCATCATCAGTCTTGGCTCCCTCGTTCCACACGCTAACTGCTTCTTCTACGGTGTTGCCCCACACTATTCTTCCGCAGCTGATGATGTCGAAGCAGCGTATCACCCATTCTCCGTCATTGTTCTGGTCAACTATCGGTGCAATTCCCAATCCGCACCGACAGCGTTTAAGAGTTACTTTCATTTGTATTAGCCCTCCTTCTGTTCGCGACGGATCCGGTGGCAGCTCCTGACTATCTCATTATAGCAGCTTTCGCAGAGGTCGATTCTTGCCCACCTGTATTTTACGCCTATTATATACCCGAGCGTATCTCTTACGTTGTGAGATTCCATGCGTTTAGCCTTGAGCATAAATCCATCTTTGGCGTTCATCTCGCCGCAGATATCGCACGACCTGCATTTTACTTTAGCCATTATCAGCCCTCCTGTTCCATTTGTCTGCGGCTTCTTCTATGGTATCACCCCATACAATTCTGTGGCACATATGGCAGCGTATAAACCATTTGCCATTTTCGCCTTTTTCGACCTCTGGGCAGTAATACCTGTCCCCGCACGAGCAGCGTTTAAGGTTTTCAACCTCGTTTTCGTCCATCTTAGCGCCGCAGCTGGGACAGTAGCGGAAATGGTCTGCGTGTGACGGGTCAGACCAGTAAGCTGTGCACACCGAACACCTCATGTGTATATAGCCAGTTTCAGAATCGGGTTCCTTAAACCTGATCCAACGTCCATGCACCACCGGCGCGACATCGGCGGCGGGTTCGTAGTCAATCATCTGGTCCACCGTTGCGGCTATAAACATTGGGCAATTTTCGTCGGAGCATACGTCCATTAACACCCTTCTTATGCTTTCGCGGTCTATGTATTCACTCATTCCGTGTCCTCCTTTACAGGGCTGTTGAGCCATTTTATAAACGTTGCCACGCAATTCGTTGTTTCACAGCTATACACCTGGCTGCTTATCGGACAAGAACAGCATTCTAAATTCAAATCCACCCATTCCGCAATCTCCTCCGCACTCATGGCGCGTATGCGGTCAAGGTTCGTGCGCGCTTCTGAAGCTGGTTGAGCCTGCTGTTCGGGACGCACAAACGATACCGCTGCAAGCGCGTCATTTACGCCTCGCTCATAATAATTCGCACAAGCATTGGCTTGTTCCTGTTCTAAACGGCGCCGTTTGTCGTTCTCTGCGAGCAGGCGCTCTTTAATTTCTTTCAATTTTTCGTTAGTCATTCCCCGCACTCCTTTCCGAGCCATTCCGTCAGCAGCTCCTTATCCCTGCCGCATATCACTGCCACCGAACAATCATCTTCGTCCGTAATCTCCATAAGACTGTCCGAAATGATATCCGCTACATCTTTGTCCTCGTACTCAGAAAATCCGAGTGCAGCTGCGAGATGCTCACGATTAGTCATTCCCGCTCACCTCCACATAGCGCCACGACTGCGGCGGCTTTGATATCTCGCAATCTTCCCATTCACAATAAGCTGGTTCTTCCAAGCTACTTGTGCAATAATACTTACAATTCTCGCAATTGTGCGAGCACGGCTTTTCAAAAAGGCTCAATTCCTTCGGCTTTTCGTAAATTTTCAGATTGGAGATATGCCAGCCCCAAAACGTCTTGCAGAATCCCTCGCCGATGTACGCCTTAACATCATCGAACGTCATGCAGCACGAACGGCAGAAATCACAATCATTGGGATTGTCTGCTTCGTTTGAGGTAAGCACTTTGAAATCTCTGCGATCATCGTCATCGGGGAAATCATCATCGCGAAATATCTGCCGAATATCCTGGTAAACATTATCTTCCTTGCAAAACTCAGCTTCATACTCGGAGATACTGTCGCAGATAAATTCTCCAATGACTTTCTGCTCGCAAGGGTTTGAATACTTCGAACTTGTTTTGATGAATACCGGTTTTCCGTGGTAAATCACGCCGTAGTTTTCATCGCCATCTTTCATTACATCCATCAACTGGTCTTTGCTCTTCGATTGGTATATGTAACACTTGAACGGTGTTTCAATCTTTGGTCTGGTCTTGCGTACTTCAATGGTTTTCTTACCGTTTGCGATAAGCCCACACCATTTTGGCTGTATGCTCAGCAGTATTGCTTTTTCTTTCATCACTGTTCACCTCCAGCAGTTCCGGGTTGTCGTAGATCCCACGCATTTATATCCTCCAATCTGACCCGCAAGTGCGGGACTTCTCCGTAAAGCTTGACAACACGAGCGTCACAAACGCACTTATCATCGTCGTAAGCCACGCCGTTCAGCGCGTCGCAGACGAGCTTTCCTATGTTGTCCCAGTCTGGTTTCTTGGTCGGACAAATCTTCCCGCTGAGCATATCAGCCCGGCGATACTTCGGAGTGCTTTTCGGAATACCCATCACTGCGATTATCGTGATTCTGATTTCCGAATCCTCCGGGAACTTATGTCCTCCCGCTTTGCGGTACGCCCACTGAATAAGCTGTTCGTGAAGCTTAGTTTCCTTCGGAGTGTATGTAGTGCCGGAGACCCGGCTGTGCCTGGGTCTCTGTTTCCCGAACGGCTCGCCCGGAACCGTGAATTCAATCTGCATTCTATCCCTCCTCCGAATACTGCTTTCTGAGTTCTTCCATCACGTCTGCCGGATCTATGCTGCTGTTCACCTCTGGAACTCCGTCGGCGATCAGCCACTCGGCTATTCTCGCGTAGGAGATACCTCCAGATATTCCTTTGCGCTGCTGCCAGTTCTGATATTTCTGCTCATACAAGGCAACAGCCTTCTCCCCGTATTTGCGCACAAGCTGTTCGCGGGTGGGGGAAGGGGCAGGCGGCGCAGCCGTCCTGCTTTCCCTTTCTTTTAATTTCATTTCATTTCTTTTCTTTTCATTTAGGGAAGAAATATCGCCGTTTTTTCCGGAGTTTTCGTTGCTTTTTCCGGAAATATCAGCGTTTTTTCCGGAATTGCCTATATCTGAATCATCGAGAGGAATAATTACATACTCTAAGACAGGAAAAATATCCTTACGTTTCAACGACTTTGCCGCTTTCAGATATCTCTTCTGGATTCCGCGAGAAGTCAGTATTCCGTATTTGGTATACATTTCCTTGTCGAACAGCGATTCATGATTCTTGGATTCTCTGAGCGCAGCGGCAACAACCTCACGAACAACATCAACACCCACAAACGCCTCACGGTTTGCAAACCTTGACGCCACCCTGTCGTTCCACTCGCAATAGTATCCGTGTATACCATAAATCTTTTGAAAGAGCTTGATTATGATACCAAGCCCTTTCATACCGAACATATCTTCTATTTCCTCAAGCTTATCATCAAACCGGCAATCCAGAGAGAAGTACGGTATACCCTCTGTCATGCATGCCCTCCTATCTATCAGAATGGATACGGGTCGCTGCCTACGCCCGAGAAATCAGCCGCCGGAGCTTCCGAAGAAGCATTCTGCGCTGCCTGAGGAGCAGCCGGAACCGTATCGGCGGCAGGAGCATTCCCGGACTTCTCGCCCGTGAAGCTTACGCGCTCGGCGTTTATCTCGTACCATGTGGACTGGTTCCCGGACTTGTCCGTGTACTGCCGGGTCTGCATTTCGCCCTCTACGAGTATCATACGCCCCTTGCCGAAGTACTTATTGACAAGCTCCCCGGTGGAGCGCCATGCCACCACGTTGAAAAAATCCGTCTTGCGTTCCTCGCCCTTCTGCTGGAACCGTCTGTCAACGGCTATCCGGAACGTGCAGACGTTCACGCCATTCGGGGTCGTTTTCAGCTCCGGATCAGAGCAGATACGCCCCATCATTATCACTTTGTTGTACATTATCGTATCTCCTTTGACATTCCGTGTTCTGCCAGCCATTTTTCCGCCTTTGCAACAAGCTCGGGCGGAGCCGATGTGACATTGCAGATACACTTGTTCACCATCGCCCAGAATACGGTTTCATTATCTGGTATCGGCACTCCGTATTTCTGCATATATACCTTTATCTTCGCTTCATCGTACGAAAAAAGGGCTTTATTACGCTCTTTTACAAACTCCTCAAATGAGGTATTACTGAAATCCGCCACAATTACGCCTCCTCAATATCCGCTTATATTTTCCGCCGCGCGGGACTGCAATTTACTGCATTTCTGCGGAGTTTTCCTCGGGTTCGTCCGGAGAATCGCTATTCACGATGATCTCCGAATCATCCGTAGGCTCGCCGAGGAGCTTTCCGGGCGCTGCCTCATCGGACAGCGCATTGCTCATCTCGATGGACATGATCCCGTAGTGCGAGAGCAGATTCCGCAGCACTGTCTTTATAGCCATTTCGTCGAAGTTGTCGCGCCATATCGCGCTCCCTTTCTGGAAAGCCTTGCTGTACTTCTTTACATGCTCGGTCAGCTTTTCGCGGCTCCAGTAGTAGGTCTTGCTGAATCCGTTCAGCGTTTCGATATACGCGAAGTAGCCTATGATCTTATCGGACACACGCTCGCCGGATATATCCACCGCGCCGGTCAACTTGTCCTCGCTTTTCAGCTCGCCTTCGTATACCTTTCCGGCGTTGATGTAACGATACTCGCCGGTCCTCATCGCAAGCTGTATGTATCCCTTGTATCCAAGCTGGAACTGCGGTTTCGGAACGCCGTGGTCCTTGTACGGAATGATGTAAGCGAATCCGAGCTGTTTCTCAACAGGGAGCTTGAGCGCCGCTGCTTTCAGCGCCTCCGCGAGTACCGCTCTGGGCTCGCACTGCTGGAGCAGCGTATCGTTGTTAAACAGATTCATTACGGACGCCGCGAAAGCTCCGGCGTTCTTGTCGAGCGTGCTCTTAAGGGTCTGCTGAATCGCTCCGTTGTTCAGCAGACTATTGAGCACCTGCGCCGGGGTAGCCTTTGCGGGGGCTGCCTGCGGCTTTGTCTGGGCTGCGGCGGCGATTACGCCGTTTGTGTTGGTCGTAGTGGTCATGATTCTTTCCTTTCCGATATCTTGAATATCATTGCTTTGGATTCCTTGAGGTATTCCGAGTAGATGTCCGGGCGTTCTGCTTTAAGGCGCTTGCTGTCTATGGTAGACCTGCTCTGCGGTCTGTATGAGATATGCCAGTCGACCGTCAGCCCGTCTGTATTGCCGTCAAGCGCGGTCTGAAGGCGCTGTTTGAGAGCCTTTTCCCGGGTTTCGAGCTCCTTTTTCTGGGTTATTACCGCCGCAAGCTCGGCAGCGGCGTCGTTCTGCTCAAACATAGTGATCGCATTGTCCCGCCAGTCGGGGTACAGTGCTTTCAGCGTGCGCTCGGCGCTTTCGGAGCCGTCCGGTTCGGGACGGATATCCGGCTTTATGTAGCCGTTCCAGAACGTTATTTCAGACTTCAGCAGCGCCGTACACTCATTTTCGTTCCGCTCGATGGTGAACCAACGGAACCTCTGACCGCCGATGAGCACCGCAAGGTACATGCGGTCGTAGCCCATGACGTTCATGTAATGGCAGCACTGGCAGTAGTAGTACAGCGGAATCTCACCGCTGTCGAAATCGGCTTTGGCGAACGCTGACGTGGTTTTGCATTCCAACCCGGCGTTCTCACCAATGATTTCACGGTCAACATTCGCGGTGATGAAGCTGTATTCATCGTGCTGGAATATGTAGTTGCGGCGGCGTACTTTCTTTCCGGTAGCCTCGCAGAAGCGCTCTGCAACGTACTGTTCCAGCTCGCGCCCGGTGCGCATTGCCTCGTTGTCCTCGGTTTCCGGCATGCGTCCGGTCTTGTCCGCCCAGAGCTCGATTTTCGAGCGGTACGGGGTCAATCCCATAACGACCGCCGCGTCAGAGCCTCCGAGCCCTGTTCTGCGGTATTCGAGCCACTGCTCGCGAGTGATGTCTGTGGTTTTTACTAACTTTCTAGGCATTACTGTTCCTCCTCTGGTTCATCGGCGCTGCCCCACGCTTCCTCGCAGAAACAGCCGTAGCAAAGTTGTTTCCCATCAAGGACCCTCAGCTCGTTCCGGTTGTATTCTCGCTCGCACTCGTCACAGTACCATACCGGCACGTTTCTGTTCGGGCAGGAGCTGCCCGAACACGGCACTCCATCCGGGCAGCCTACGCAGTGATCTTCGATTTTCAGCATGCTACTTCTCCTTTATAATGATAAAATGTCCTGGAGTATTTTCTCCCGCTCCTCAGGCGATTTCTCGCCTGCGTCTATGAAATGGGTCATGATTTATCCCTCCAAATCTCCGAATGTAAGCTGACCGCCCACGTTCTTGCACATTGCTTCTTCCGCGTTCTCAACATTCGCCACCATCTGGCGGTAATAGCTTTCTTTCAGTTCGCAGGCTATTGCACGTCTGCCGAGTGTACGCGCTACATACGGCACGCTGCCGATACCGCCGAACGGTTCAAGCACGATATCTCCGGGGTTCGTCCATAGTTCAATGCAGCGGCGGATTACCTCCAACTGCAAGGGGCATATATGCCGTTCGTCTTTTTCTTCCCGGGCTGAATTCTTCTGGAGCGTGTCGGACTGCCGGATATCCATCCACACTGGGCTTGCGTACTGCTGCCAGACATCGCAAGGGAAACTCTCGTCTGTATGGGTCACGCGCTCCGGATTATCGCCGGGTTTCCTCATCGTGAGTATGTAATCGGGAATTCCCTGGCGGTTCATTGCGCTGTCTTTCTTTATCTGCTTGTGGAGCAGCCCGAGCGCCTTTGTGCGCTGCATTTCCGTGACCGGGTTCTTCCATATCGTCACGCGGCTGTGATAGATGAATCCGCAGTCCTCGAACACCTGACGGAGTATCGCCGGGAAGTCTTTCAGCCCGATAACGCCGTCGCGCTCTTTCATCTTCGGGAGATCCATGCAGTGGAACGACAGCAGCCGCCCCGGCATAGTCACGCGGTAGAGCTCCGCCGCAAGATACTTGAAATGCTCGTAGAATTCCTCGTCGTTCTTGCAGTTGCCCATATCCCGGTCGCTGTTGGAGTAGGTGTAAAGGCTTGCGAACGGCGGCGAAAATATCGTGTAATGCACGGAATCGTCCGGCAGTCCCTTGATTATCTCGCAGCTATCTCCGTGATACAGCGCGTATTTCTCGCCGATTGTCTGGTTTATTACATCAGGCATAGTGTTTCATTTCCTCCCATTCAGGAAGCCGCATTGCCTTGTGCGGCTCATATTCAGTGGATATTCTCACCGTTGCTGTAAGTTCGCGGCGGGTAATATCCTTTGTGAGTTCGATAAGATGTTCTTTCATCTGCTCGTTGTCGCGCTGCTTGCGCTCGATATTTTCTTTGACTGCGCCCTCCTGCGCTGAAATGATGATATACACGTCAACATCGGACTTCTGCCCGAATCTCCAGCAGCGGCGCACAGCCTGATAGTAAGCTTCGAAGCTGTCCGAAAGCCCCACGAAAACGACCTTGTGGCAGTTCTGCCAGTTCATGCCGTAGCCTGCGATTTTCGGTTTTGTGACAAGGCATTTCAGCTTTCCGGCGGCGAAGTCCAGCATGGAACTCGTCTTGAATTCCGGAGTGTCTGAGCCCTGTCCATTCACGCTGCCGGGTATCAGTCGGTGAAGCTCGTCCGCTTCAGCGTTGAGGTCGCACCAGCACAGCCAGTTGTCATCAGAAGAATTAACCAGGTCAGCGGCGGCCTTGCAGCGTTCCGTGAGAGAATCCCTGCGGGCTTCGCGGCGCTCCGTAAGCGACAGGGCGACGTTTTCAGTCTGCTCGCCGTCAACGACTATCTCGTGCACGCTGAGCTTCGGCAGGTCGTAGCCCTCGCACGTATAGCCGAGCTTCTTCGGGTCGTCCATGACTACGCACCAGCTTGACAGCCAGCGCCAGAAAAGGTCTGCGGCATGCCCTTTGAGCCGCCATTTCGAGGTCTCACCGCCGTCGTGAACGAAATACATCGCGAGCATTTCCGCGCGGGTCATCACTCCGAGAAATTCAGAGTGGTTGCCGAGTTCCATGTAGTCGTTCGGCGCGGGAGTAGCAGTGCAGGCGAGCTTGTAGGGCGTTTTGCTGAACATTCCGATTATCTGGTTGCGTATCTTTCCGGAAAAGCTCTTGATAATGCTGCTTTCGTCCAGAACTATCGCTGTAAACTCAGAAGACACGAACTTGTTCAGCTTTTCGTAATTTGTAATGTTCACAGAATCGGCGGTCACGTCAGTCTGCGAAGCGCAGATGTTCACCCTGATCCCGAACTTTTCGCCCTCGCGCTGGGTCTGCGCAGATACCGCCAGCGGCGCCACTATCAGGACTTTACCGCCTGTCCTGTGGCGTATCTGTTCAGCCCATTCGAGCTGCATTGCGGTCTTTCCGTCGCCGCAGTCCGCGAATATCGCCGCACGGCCCTTCGCCAGCGCCCACTTTACAATGTCGCGCTGAAAGTCGAATAGCATGGGGTTGAGTTCTTCCTCGGGGACGGTTATTCCGGAAGATGTTGCTGTTATCGCTTTGCTGGCGATAAAATTTTCATAGGATACCCGGCTTTTATATTCTTCTTTCATTTAATACCTCCACACATCTCCGGCAAGTTAGCCCGTACCAGCGCCGCGGGGACTGGCGGTGTGACCGCGTTTCCGCACCGGGCTGTCTGCTTTGATTTCGGATATGGTCTGCCGCTGTCGTCATGGTCAATTATGTAATTTTCCGGGAAGCCCTGCGCATTGAACAGCTCACGCGGCTGGAGCATGCGCATTTTTATGTCCGTGATGATGTATTCTTCGCCGTGTATCGTCACCAGGGCAAAGCGGTCTTTTGTGGTGACGGTGTCCAGCGGGCTGTCTACCGGCTTTGGCGTTCCGTTGGAGAAATACTTCACGAGGAACGCCTGTACTTCTGCGTGGTGCGACCCTCCCGCCGTTATCGTTGCCAGCGGTTCGTCTGCCGGCTGACCATCCATGTTGTTCCGCAAGGTCAGAATATGCGCCGTTATAAGGCTGTTGTGGTCGTGCGCGGTAACTGTGTCAAGGGGCTTGCCCGCGCCGCTCCCGGCTCCCTGATAATTCCCGCCGTAGTTCTTCATGATGTGAGCGACTGAAAGCGCGTATCTGGGCGAGGTATCTACTGTCATTAACGGTTCGCTCAGCTCCTGTCCGCGTACTTCATCGCTTGTGGTCTCGCTGTGATACTGTATCAGTGTCGGCGCGACAACGCCATAGCCGTTTTTCGCTGTAACTGTTCCGAGTGGTTCGTCCGCTTTCTGCCCCCGGAAGCCCTCACCGGAATGATTGACCGTCACGATGAACGGATCGGGATTATTTATCACGAACTTTTCAATGCCCCGTGCTATGCGTCGGAGCGTGTTTTCCGCAAGCGGCTTGTCCCGCTCGAAAATGCTCTGTGCGGGAATGCTCCAGTCGATACACTCGGCGGCGGTGTGGTATGGCTTCAAGCCCTTGCCATTCCCGTGTGTAGGCTTCGGGAATACTATGGGATTTCCGTCGCACCGGGCTATAAGATAGAAACGCGTGCGCGTTGTCGGCGCTCCGTAATCGCAGGAGCGGAGTATGCGGTATTCCGCATTGTAGCCCAGTCCCTTTTCAAGCCTTGCCGCTTCGGGGCTGTCCGGGCTTATCTCCAGCGTTGCGCACATCTCCGTGAATGCCGGGTGGTCGTGCGGGATTCCTGTTGTGAGCGCCTTTATGAAGCCGTCAAAAGTTTCTCCGGCGCGCTCCTTTATGGGCTTGTTATCAGCCCCGAGGGGACCCCAGGTGCGTATCTCCGGGACGTTCTCCAGCATGATGACGCGCGGACGGACTTTCAGCGCCCAGCGTATCGTTACCCACGCCAGCCCGCGAATGTTCTTGTCAACGGGCTTCCCGCCCTTTGCTCTGCTGAAATGCGTGCAGTCCGGGGAGAACCACGCCAGCCCTACCGGATTTCCGGCGCAGGCTTCCGACGGGTCTACCTGCCAGACGTCCTCGCAGTAATGCCGCGTGTGCGGGTGGTTTGCGCGGTGCATTGCGATGGCGTCGGGGTCGTGGTTTATTGCGATGTCTACGCTCCGTCCTGTCGCCATTTCTATGCCCGTGGAAGCTCCGCCGCCTCCGGCGAAATTATCTATTATCAGTTCCATTTGACTTTTCCTTTCGCTCATGGTATAATGAGCATGTGAATTATTTTGTTTGCCGCTTCCCGAATTGCCGTTCAGGAGCGGTTTTTCTTTTTCTTTACCCAGTTAGACTTCAACCTGCTCGAAGCCCACAGCGGGTAGCCGCTTTCCTGCGTGCATTCGGTGTATGAGTGCTTCGCAGGGCAGTCGTTCTTGTAGGCGCAGGTGCCGCAGTTGACCGGGTCACTGTCTGCCTTGTCTATCGTTGCTCTGTTGTACGGCATGGCTTGTCCTCCTTTCCGTCGATTTCTTCGGGAGGAATGCTCCCTTGAACGACCACACCATCACTACGCACATCAGAGCTACGAAGATGTCAGCGCCGTTCATGGAGTAGCTCCAGCCGTTCAGTGCGGATACTATCCAGCGCAGGTGGAAGCCCACCAGGGCGGCTATCAAATAGGGTATGTACTTCTTCATGCCTCGCCCTCCTCCGCAAATTTGAAAATCACGTCCAGGAGCACCGGCTCGTCAACCCTGCCATCGCGTACGATAACGTACCTCTTTCCGTCCTTGTAGATCGCAGCATAACGGATTTCAGAGCTTCCTGTCTCGACTTCTGTGTCTGCGCCAAACCACCGGAGCAGTTTGAGGGTTTTGCGGAACGCATTCACATAACCGTCAGCCTGGTCAAACCAGTTGTGCATTTTGGCTATGCGGGCGAAATTAACCGAGCTTATAAGCTCTGCATAAAATTCGGCAGCCATGTTTTTGTCAAAGTTTATTTCGTATTTCATGCCTTGTTTCCCTCCTTATCAAGAATCAGCACCATCTCGCCGTAGCTGACGTGCCGCTCTGCTGCGAGTGCTATGACCTGCGAAATAGTGAGCACGCCCTCCGGCTTTGTGCTCGGCTGTCTGCGCTTCGGGCGCTTCTTATAGAGCCGGTCGTACTCGCGGCAGTGGTCGCACTTGGTGAACTTGTTGCTGGCTGAAAGCTGGATTTTGCAGTCAACGCACCTGTGCTCCGCCTTGAGTTTTGCGTAGCGTTCTGCGTAGGTCATGTTGCCGCCCCCTCCAGCACACCGAGACGCTTCATAATCTGTCCTTTGTCGTAGCGGTAGTTCTTGCCTACCTTAACGGCGGGGAGCTCGCCGCTCCTCGTCAGCGTCCGGACGTGCTGAACGGTGAGCCCGAGCAGGATAGCGATGTACTCGCTGTCCATAATCTCTGGCGCTTCCGCCCACGTCCGCGGCGGGCGGCGCTTGATTTTTGTTGTCATAGTTACCTCCTTTTTACTTTCGGGCTTCGTTCTCAGAAGCAAACAGATATTTCATGTCCGTGTCGGGGAAAAACATATCGTGTATCGCGTACATCTCGCTGCGGGTGAACTGTGATTTTTCAGTGACCTTATGCGACATGGCTTCCTTTGATATGCCAACGCCCCTTGCGATTTTCCGGCAGGACAGCTTCCGCCGGGCTATCTCTGTTTTTAAGTTCAGCAGCATTTCTCTCATCCCCCTTTCGTTGGTCTTAGGTATTAGTAAGCACTATATGTGCTCTTTAGGCTCAAAAAAAATCTCCTGAACCGTTCTGTGAAAGTGGTTAGCGATACGTACTTTCACTTCATCACGAGGCACTCTTTCATTACGCTCATACATTGCCCAAGCGGACTTTGTTACGCCTACTTCCTGTGCCATAACCTCCTGTGACTTATCTCCACGGAGTTCTCTTAACTTTTCTCCAAATGACACTTGTACTCACCTCCTTGAGCACTTCTTGTGCTCTGGTATTATTGTACACTATTTGTGCTCATTTGTCAACTAGTAATCGAACAATTCTTTTACAAATCGAGGACGCACTTTTTGTGCACATTGACAGTTGATTTTTGTGCACTCAAAGTGTATAATAAAGAAAAACACAAAGGAGAATGAAATGTCAAAGTTTTCTGATAAATTCAAGGAACTTCGCAAATCAAGGAACCTATCTCAACAACAACTTGCCGATTATCTTCACACATCAAAAAGTAGCGTGAATATGTATGAGCGCGGTGAAAGAGAACCGGGGCTTGAAATGCTTGAAGCTATTGCCGATTATTTCAATGTCGATATGGACTATCTTTTAGGGAAAGCCGAAGTCGCAAACAAAGCCCTATTCAACAAGCCCCCGCTCAAACTCCCGAGCGGGGACGAGCAGGAACTCCTCACAATCTACCGGAACGTGAACCAGGACGGACAGGACTACATCATGCAGACCGCGCGAATGGTCGGCGACACCGAACGGTACCAGATACCGGATATCCGCCTAAAGCACGCACGGAGCGCAGACGACCACGGCGCGGAATACGTCGAGATCACCCCCGAAGAGCGTAAACGCCTGGACGAAGCTCCGGACGAAACGCAGAATCCGGACAACGACATCTGATGAACCGCTATAATTCGACCTCCACAGGGTACAATACCTGTGGAGGTGAGGATTATCACAAACGCATACAAACTCTACAAAGACGCGCGGGACGCGTCCTGGCGCTGCCTTATCAACACTGGAGCGGTAGAAATGCCGATAAAGGTTCTGAAAGTGGCGGCGTTCTGCGGCGTGAAAGTCGTAAAAGACAGCAACGCACATTATTTAAAGTCCGGGGAATCCGGCTGCACTCTGGTTGACAGCGCGGGGAACTGGCAGATAGTCTACAAAGACACCGAAAACCGTGGGCGCACGCGCTTCACGGTCGCTCATGAACTCGGGCATATCCTGCTCGGGCATGAGCTGGCGCCGGACAAATCCGGACATTTTCGGACAGCTTCGGACAGGCGCGAACCTGCGGAGACCCAGGCGGACGAGTTCGCGGCGCGGCTCCTTGCTCCTGCCTGCGTTCTCTGGGGACTGGAAGCCTACGAACCGGAGGAAATAGCCCGTATCTGTGATATCTCAGCGGAAGCCGCAGGGTACCGTGCCAAGCGCATGAAAGAGCTGCGAGGGCGCGGGAAGTTTCTCACATCGCCGTTAGAGCGGCAGGTGTTCGAGGCTTTCAAGCCGTGGATAGAGCAGCAAAAAAGCCGCCCCGTATAAGGGCGGTTACATAAAAGAAAAAGCCCCTCCCGTGTTGGAGCACAGGAAGGGCAGAAATGTGACAGCATGCATAATAAAGCCGCCTACAAACTTTATTATAGCATGTTGTCCGCAATATGTCAAGGAGGATAACATGGCAAGAATGAAAAACACAGCCCGCGCAGACGGACGAGTGCAGTCCCGGGTGTACCTCGGGGACGGCAAGTACAAATACGTCTATGCGGCGAACAACAAGGAACTGCAGGAGAAAGTCACAGAGCTGAAAACTAAGCTCGGGAAGGGAATCGACCTTACAGCGGAAAATGACACATTCGGCTACTGGGTTGAACGCTGGATAGAACTGAAGAAAATGGACGTATCCGCAAAGCGGTGGAGCTCCTATGAATACCGGCGGCACTACCTCGATGAACTTGCAGATTTACCGATAAGCAAGATAAAATCCGCGCAGATACAGAGCATAATCGTCCGGCTTGCCACAAGCCCCTCCGAAGCGACAGGGAAGCCGCTCGCGCGGCAGACATTGATAAATCTGAAAAATATAGCCTGCCAGATTTTCCGGCTTGCTATTGATAATCGAGTAATGGATTTTAATCCCGCAGATGGCGTAAAAGTGCCAAAGGAAACTGAAAAGGAAATCCGTGAACCGATTTCCGAGGAGCAGCAGCGCTGGATCCGTGAAACTCCGCACCGCGCCCAGACTGCCGCCATGATCATGCTGTACGCCGGGCTCAGGCGCGGGGAACTCATGGCGCTGAGTTGGCAGGACATAGATCTCAATGCCCACAGCATCACCGTGTGCAAGGCTATGGAATTTGCCGGGAATACCGGCACGATAGTTAACGCAACTAAATCCGAGAGCGGCATGCGGACGGTGTATATCCCGGACGTGCTCGTTGATTACCTCCGGAAACAGCCGCAGACGAACTTTTTGCTGTCATGCCAGACAGACGGCAAGCCGCATTCAGAAACATCATGGCGGCGAATGTGGAACAGCTACATGACTACGCTCAATAAGAAGTACGCTGACCTCGGAAAAGCTCAGGCGATTATCGCGAACGCTGAACAGGTGAAGAAAAAGCCGGGTCCGAAGAAATTGCCTATGCTTATTCCAGTTTTCACGCCACACCAACTCAGACACACATACATCACCATGCTCTATCTAGCTGGCGTAGATGTACTCACCGCCAAGGAACAGGCGGGGCACGCAGATATATCCACCACACTGGGGATTTACACGCATCTTGACAAGCAGCACAAACTTAGAAACCTCGATAAGCTCAATCTGTTTCTTTCGGCTGATGGGTGTCAGATGGGTGTCAAGACAAGCTGACAACCCGCATAGCTAAGCCGTTTAAAGACATTTTCATTGCGCATTCGTAATGCGCAGGTCGTGGGTTCGAGTCCCATTCCCAGCTCCAGAACAAACCGCTTTGTTAAGCCATTCGGCGAACATGGCGGTTTTTCTTTTTTCCGGGACGGGCTTTCCGAGTGCGCCATTAGTGCGCCATTTCAAAAAAGTGCGCTTATTCCATCGCTATGACGGGGTAAGCGCTTTTTTATGCGCGGCGTTTCTCCAGGAGCGGGTCTGAAAAAACAACTGTGTAAACGCGAATAATCCCGAAAAACGTACCAAAGCTAAAAATGCAGCAAAACAGGGCAACGCTGGAGAGCGACCCGACGCAGCTGCAAGATATACGGTGAAGAGCAGCGGAGTCAATTCGCTGCTTTTCATACTTCACCGGTATCTTCCA